TAGGACCTATTCCAGGCGTAAAAAGTATCGGAGCATTCACTTATTGGAACGGTGCGGTTCCTTCTACTCAGTTTTACGACCCATTTAATACACCTTTTGGTAACGACGAATCAAAAGGTATCACCGGAGGAGCAGGTACTTATCCACGCGGTGGGTACCCTATGCTCTACAGCCTTGTTACTTCCGGCACGGGATCAAGAGCCGAATGGGAGTATGCGCCGCCGGTTTATTGTCAGACTTTTGCATCGGCTGAAAGGTCTAATGTTCCAGGAAGTATGGAGAGTGTGATTAGGAGTATGTATCGCGGAAGGGCGTCCACCTACGTTCCTAATTATGGTGCTACGTATGGTGTTTTAGGAGAAGGTGTTAGAGGTGTTATTCGGTCGTTTAGTTCAAGTATCAATAGTTCTAATCAAAAAAGTGTTTAGCGCTAAAAACGCGACATTTATATACTGACTTTGTTAAATCTGTCTTAGTATTACAAAGTAGTTTCTACGGAACTTATCGATGTTCATCGATAATGATTTTCCGAAGATTCTCGGTGCCGAGTTATATCGGCCTCACCCGGCTTACATCGTGGAAATGGCGGCTGAGCCCGTCGTTGTTCATGACTTCTCTAAACAGCCTGGTCAGACGGTTCAACTTGACCGTTACCGGTTCTTCGGAAACCCTGGCTCCAAAGAGTCCCGTGAGCGGACTGCCGAACAAACCATCGGTACGGCAAACAGCCGGAACATTGTTAAGGACAAGGTCCTGGTGACTCTTCGTGAGTACACCGGTCCTGCTGATTCCAATGATCCGACTCAACCGTCTACCTTCAAGGTTGCACGTGAGACTCTGATCACTGCTCAGCGTCTGCTGCTTGATACCGGCAACCTCACCACTTTCCACCAGTCAATCGGCAGCCTGACTCTGCTGGATGACTATCGTCGTTGGCGCGATCGGGTGTTCATCAACGAACTCCTGAAAGCTGTTTCCAAGGGTCAGTCTTCTGACTCACAGGGCGGTTACTACTTCCCTGGCGACCTGGCTACCGGTTCTCTGACCTACACCAACGCCGAGCAAGCCAAGTTTGACGTTAAGGACGACCTCCTCCGCGTGGTTAAGTCCCTGCGTAAGCGCAACACCCCGACCTACCAGGACGGTTTCTATCGTTGCGTTTGTGACCCCACTTTCCTGATGCATCTGCGTCAGAACAGTGACTTCCGTGAGGTGGCCCGCTACCCCGGTAACGGTCAAATCAATCCCCTCATGTCAGCTATGCAGCCTAACGCTGCTATCTACATGGGTCAGGGCTTCGGCCAAGCCAGCTTTGTGGCTGGTGAGCCGATCATGCCTACGGGATTTGTCTTTGAAGGTGTGCGATTCTTCGAATCCACCAACATGCCTTCTCAAAGCCAAAACGCCACCATCGCTGGCACTGCCCAGGATTACAACGCTGCGATCGGTATCTTCTTCGGCCCACAGGCTGTCGGTGTCGGTATTGGCGGTAACAACGCCCAAGTTCTTCTGAACAACAACGACGATTTCAGTCGCTTCATTCAGATGATCTGGTCGCTGTATGCAGGTTTCGAACTGCTTAATGCAGATTTCGTGACCGTTGGTTACTCTTTTGACGCTTGAGGAGGTAACTAACAATGGCTATCAACTCTAACCAGCTTCACGTTGCCAAGATCTATCCTGGCAACTACACCAACGTTCTTCGTTTCTGGCACGAAGAAAAATCCGTTAACTTCCAGAACGCTAACGGTGTCGACTCGACCTTCACCAATCAACCGATTGGCGGCCCTGTCGGCGTGATTTTCCAGCCTGGCTGGATCGCACAACAAGCCGTCGGTTACGTGGACATGAGCTACCAAGCTCTTGGCACGTCTAACCAGATGAGCTACTACACCAGGCCTTATGGCTCTGGTCAGAACAGCGCTGAGCAGCCTTTCCTGAATGCTGACGTCATCGTTCCTTCTCCCGACTTCCACAAGGACGTCCGGGCAGATATCACCGATGGCATCAAAGTTCCTGCTACTGCTTACGTTTATCGTGCTTCCCTGCGTCTCAGCGGTGGTGATCTCGTCAGCTCCGGTGTTGCCGGTGCCGACTCCACCCCTGAACTGACCCTCGTTCCCGCTGTGGGCGAAGGTCTGAAGGACGACGGTACTGTTGTTTCCGGTCAATTCGGTGCAACCCTGACCGGTTCCAACAACGCTATCGCTAACGGCAGCACTGCTTCCACAAACATTATTGACTCAAGCAGCCTGGCTGCTCTGGGTTCTGAGACTCAGTGGAAGCTGTTCACCACGGTTGACCTGGGCGGAGCTTCTGCTTCCGGTCTGGCTCAAGGCTCCGGTATCTACGATCCCCGCGCTGCAGCCAACAAACTGTCTGGTGATGATAAGGCTCTCGCAATCTGCGAAGTCTGCTGGATCATTCCCGATGAACCGCCCGAGCGTCAAGATGTTGCTCTGCAACCTGACGGTCTGGTTGAGTCTTCGACTTACACCAGCACCTCTCCTTCCTGATATCATCAAGAAGAACACGGACAGACCCTTGCTTATGCAGGGGTCTTTTTTTATGTTCATTTAACAATGAAATTCTTTAAATCCACATAACGCTATTAACCTACGTGAGACATAGTTGTGATCACTATGGCTGAGGTTTCAGATTTTTCTTTAAATAGAAAAGAATGTCCAAAATGTGGAGCTTGTTGGTTGAATGATCAGCATTACTGGGCGACAGGAGCAAAAGGTAACGAGAAAGATTTAGCTGGTTTAGTTTGTAATATGGTTAACAGCGCCGATTGCATTAACCCAGAAAAAGGCACTGAAGGCGGCGACACCTGGGAGAAGCGAGCTAAATTCTTAGAGAATCTTGAAAAGGTAAAGGATCAGCGATTTGGATCTTTGTGGGATGCAGGCGTTTCAAACGAAGATAATTAACGCATTGGCATAATCAAGCCACCTAAAGCTGGACCTTGACGCTTGAGTTGAGCGCCTAAACTTTGATCTTCAAAAGGTTTCAAAAACTGCTCACCTGCATCTCTGAGTTTTTTAACCGTTTTCTGAAACTCAGGAGAGTCTGTCTTACCCATGTCGTAGTAAGAGAAAAGCCTTAAATAATGCTCCGGATTAGCTAGAGGAGCGGCTCTTTGAATCCTCCTAGCAAAATTATCTTCTTTTGGTTCGAATCCAGCTGCAGATGCATACTCCAAAGCATCCGGTATAAAGTCAAGACCTCCTGTTAAATATGAAGCCGCTACTTCACCTGGGATTATTACGTCAGCATTCCGGGCTCTCTGGATTTCAGATTCTTCGTCTGGGTTAGTTGATTCCGTGTAATAACCCAGAGCGTCTCCAGCGTACCCTAGACCTTGCAAAAGACCTCCTGCCAAACGAAGAAACTGTCCAGGCATTGTCTTTAAAAATATTATGCTTGCACTATTTTAGTGCTTTTTGGTATATGCTACTGCTCGTATAGTGATTGTTATGACCAGCAAGATCTACGCACCGAGCGGTATCAAAGTCACCGTCTTGTCAACACATGATGAGGGTGAATACTTTATGGTGCGCTCCGACACCTCTGGTAAGGTGTTTTTTGCTCATAAAGATCAAGTAGTTGAGCAACCAGGAGAAGATACAAAAAACAAAAATGACGACAGTCAAGGGTTAAAACGACGTGGTCGACGAAAAATTTCTCAGACCAGTTCTGAGAAAAAGGTCGTTGTCAAACCTCAAGTGCCGTCTGATAATCGTGTCAACCTTAATACTTTGACTGCTGAGGGCCTGACTCAGGTTCTACCTGGCGTTGGCATTAAAACAGCAAAAGAGATTATTGATTTAAAGCAAAGTCTTCCTGGTGAAAAATTTAATAAACTCGATCAGCTTAAAGCTGTAAAACGGATTGATTGGGATGAAGTTTTTGCTACAGGTGATGTGTTTGTAGAATAAAAACATATATGTTAAATAACCCGTGGCGCAGTTAACCCAAAACGAACTAGAGCAGATCCAGAGTTATCTGGCTCAGCAGGGTGTAACTTTCAACGCCACGACAACAGACGCTTCCAAGCGTGAGGTAATTTACGCTGCGATTAACCAGATCACGCGCAACCCAGCGCAGGTATTTGGTTATAAGTTAGATGATTACAATTTCAGTCGTGTTGCTTATCACCTCGCTTACAACATCGCTACTGTGCCTGCAGGTGATTACGCCAGACTTTTAGAAGCGTGTAACAGCATACCAAGCGAGTTCTACAACGACAAGATCGTACAACAAATCGAACGTTGTGAAGAAGCTGAGCGTCTTACTGAATTAGCAACAGGTAAGGCAACGAGCCGACAAGAGACGATTCTTGGTGACGTTTCACGTTCAATCAATATCCAAGACAAACGAGAAACCGCTCGCGTGTGGCGTGAGAACTATATGTATGAATGCGATCGCCTCGCGCAGATGCTTTACGTGCCTAACTATCGAGACCCTGTTGCCTCTCGTTATCGTTTCGAGCGTTCGGGAGGAGAGTTTATTCAGGCTATTCCTGGACCGCCTGATGTATCACGCTCTGACAGAATTTATTTTCGGGATAATTGGCGCTAAACTTATTTTATAAAATAGTCGTGCAACGCCGTGTCAAAAGCAGAACGGAATCTAGCCGCCCTTAACGCTTTGCGACAGCAAGCACAAAGGCTCGGCGAGAAGATTGACAATACGGGAGAAAATTTAAGTGAATCACTTTTAAAACTTTTTAGTGATAAATCGACTCGTGACGCTGCTCGCGATCAAATGAGATCAATTCAAGCAGCAACCGAGCCTACACGTATCGGAGAAAAAGTAAGAGAAGCCGGTGGAATCACGATGGGTGGACGTCGGGTTCCTTCTGTAGAAGATTTAGGAGGTGCTCCGAAACCTGAGTTTAATTTAAATGCTTTAGATCAGAACTCACCTGAAGTAAGAAAACTTCTGGAGTTACGTAGAGAAATCGGTCCTATGCAAGGACCTCGTGAGTCGACCGCTGCAGATTACATGTTCCAACCAGCAATCCGTGGTATGCGGAACCCAGCTGGAATGGAGGCTCCTGGTACGATGTTCTCTTCTACAGGAAAAGTCACCGAACCGGGTACAAGAATCGGTGGCCGAATGATGGCCGGTGAATATCCGAACTCTCCTCGTAGGACAGTTGTTCGTGAAACTGAAGTTGAAGTTTCTCCTGGTCAAGGAGAACTTCCTTTAGATTTCCGCTCTAATCGCGAGGTTATGAGTGAAGTCGAGCGGATGACGGCACCCGGTATGGGTGGTCGTAAAAGTAGGGATACATCAGGAGTAATTACAGAGTTTGACCCAGGTGAATTAGTCAGGTCACCTGGCGGACGCTTAAGTGCTAACGACATCGCCCGAATGAAAGCACAGCAGGATCCGATGCGTCCTCAGGGTGTGAGGATGGTGGATCTTGGTGATATTGAATTCACCATGGATCCACGTCAAGCTCGCAATACAGGTCTCGCTGGTGCCGGTGCCTTGACTGTTGGTCTCGCAGAAATTCTTCGTAATCGAATGAATGATGCTCCTGTTTCTGAAGAAGAAATGAGGTCAATCGAAGAAATGCAGGGACCACCAAGCCAAGCCCCTGACGCGGGTGATTATATGGGAGGAGATGGTTCACTGCCACCGGGCAGTATTCAACCTCCGGCACTGACAGAACAAGAGTCGGGTGCCCTTAATCAAGATATTGAAGAAAAAATTACAGCTATTCAACAATCAGATCCTGTTTCTGCTGCGACTATCCGA